AACAAGCTGAAATAGAAAAAGATATTATAGATTATAATGCTAAAATTGGAAAAAGAAGAAAAGATGAAGAAGCAAACTTTGCTCGTATGTCTGGTTCACTTGCTAAACAACAAGCTAAAGCAACAGAGCTTGGATATTATGCTCAAGCAGGAACAAGTTTACTTAAAGGATTTGGATAATCATGCCAAAGATACCTACATTTACAGCAAGGGGTAGACCCACAACAGACACAGCATCAGTTAGAACTGGTATACAAATATCACCAACTGCTACTGTAGGTGCTGCATTACTTCCTGCTGCAGAAGCTATTACCAATTATTCTATTAAAAAAAGAAATATTGAAGAAAAATTAGTAGCTGATAAAGCAATTTTAGAATTACAATCTGAATCAGATAAAATTATACAATCACAGAAAGAAAATATTGTTGAAGAAGATGCTGTTAATAATTGGAAACAAACATTTACACCTTTAATACAACAAAAAATATCTACTGTAAAAAATAGAAGGGTAAAAAATTTAATTGAAACTGGAATTGATTTACAAAATTCAGAAAGTATTTATGAGTTAAAGAAAAATAGTTTTACAGCATTACAAAATGAAAGCTTAGCAAATATAAATAATAAAATTACTTATAATGTTAGTAAATATGCAACAACAGATAACCCAATATTAAAAGTTAAATATAAAGTAAATACTAAAAATGATATAAAATCTTTTGCTAAAGAAGTTAATTTACCAAAAAATTTATTAGATAAAAAATTAAAAGCTGCTGATAGAGATTTTTTATTGTCAGATATAAATCAATTTGCTGGTTTAGTTAATGGTGCTGAACAAATTAATAATTTAGATATTAGTTTAAAAGGAACTGATTTTTTAAATAATGAAGAGTTTGGATTTGGAGTTTTTAATGCTTATAATTCAAAAATATCTCAATTAACAATTAAAGGAGATCCTAATGCAGACTATGATAGAGCATTAGAATTATCTGATGAATTAGAACAGTTTAAAAGATCAAATGGATATGAAGTAAGTACTGGAGAATTATCTATTAAAATAGATTCTTTAAAACAAAAAGTGCTAACTGAAAAAATACAACATGATACTTTTACACAAAAACAAGGAGATAATAAATTATTTCTTGGGTACTCAAATGATTTAAGAGATTCTTTAGTTAAAGATATTGCAGATCCTTTTGGAGAACCAGAACTTACAGATAGATTAGCTTCCGCAGAAATTGAATCAGAATATAATGAAACAATTAAAAATTATTTACTTGTAAACCAAGACGCATCTTTAGATGAGAAAAAAGAATTTTCTAGATCATTAATTTTTTCTTTAAAAAATATTTATGAAGATAGAAGTATTTCTAATTTAAATATGTCTTTATTAGATCAAAATCAATTTGATATTCAAGGAGAATACCAAAGAGTTTTAAATGATATAAATTTATATCAAGAAGGAAAGTTAAATGAAAATGTATTAGAACAATATAAAAATTTAGCAATTATGAACGGATATATAATTAAAGGTAAAGATGGAAAAAGAGAAGGAGATTTTAAAGCTTTTATTAATGACTATGTTCCAGTATTAAAATCTCAAGTATCATTAACTTTAACAGTAGAATAAAATGTCATCTGAATTTTCTCCACAAGTTTTAGAACTTCTTGGTCAGAACAATAAAGAAACTGTAAAAATAGAACCAGTTAATTCTGGTATAATTAAATATCCAGATCAAAAAGATCCTAACTATTGGACTATTGCACAGGATATGGCTTTATCTGTACCTCAAGGAATTGTAAATGCAGTAGAGGAACAAGGAGATTTTATAGATGAAAATATAGTTTCTCTTGGTGGATTAGAGTTTGGAGATGAGGATGGTAAGTTATCATTTAAAGATTTTATACCAAAATATGTTTCTCCTACAAAATGGAAAGCAGAAGAATATTCTAAAAAAAGACAATTACCAGTTTTTCATAAACCAGAAACTATGGCAGGAAACATGACAGAAGGAATATCAAGATTTCTTACTGGCTTTGCAGGACCAGCTAAATTTTTAAAAGGAGCAGGACTTACTGGAGGAGCAATTAAAACTTCATTAAGAGGGTTTAGTGCTGGTGCAGTAGCAGATCTTACTGTGTTTGATCCTAATGAAGGTAGACTATCAGATATGTTAGTTGAGTTTGATTCTCCTGTTTTAAATAATGCGGTTACTCAATATCTGTCATCAAATGAAGAGGATACTGAGATGGAGGGTAGACTAAAAAATGTTCTTGAAGGAATGGCACTTGGTGGTCTTGTTGAATCTGTTTTTTATGGAATAAAAGGCTATAAAAAAATGAAAGCTACAAATAATTTAGATGAACGAGCAAAAATTCAAAAAGAAGTTTCTAATATTATAGATGATTCTAAAAAAGGAAAAAAAACAAAAAGATTAAAAAAATTTGCATTAGAAGGAGACAATGCAATTAACACCGAAGAAGCATTAAAAATTATAACCAAATCTAAAGAAGCAGCAAAAAAAGATTCTGAACTTTGGATTAAAAAAATATTAAATACCAAATCATTTGCAAGTGGTGAACAAGTATTAACAACTATTGATAATATAGTAGATAATGGATTAGATGATGTTACAAAAGAATTTTTAGAAAGCGATGTTCTTGCTAATGAAACTGCATTAGAACTTGCAAAACTTGCAGGTAGAAATCAAAAAGAAGTATTAGAATCTATTATGAAAGAAGGTGTTAGAGATAAAGAAGCAACAGTAAGGATGCTTACTACTAAATCAGTTTTTCAACAATTAGGACTTGATTATCAAAAAGTATCTGGAAAATATTTAGATGACTTTGGAGAGGATATTAATAAATGGTCTAAAGAATCAAAAATAGATTTAGCAAAAAGACAAGAAGTAATTCAACAAGTTTTTATTAGTTTAAAAAATCAAATTAGAAATCCTGCTCGTACCACTCAAGCAGGAAGAATTAAAGTACCAGCCGCAGATGGTAAGATGATAAATATGGAAAAAATTGCAAATATATTTAAAGATTATAATGCCAATCCAGCGGTTATAGCAAAAAAAATAAAAGATATGAAACCAGAAGATATTATTAATGAATTAACTAAATCTAAATCTGCCAAAGCAATAGAGGTTTTTAATTCTTTATATATTAATTCTATTTTATCTGGAACTCCTACTCTTATAGTAAACACACTTGGTAATGCTTATGAAGCATTTTTAAAACCAATGGAAATGATGGCTGGTGCAGCTTTAAGAGCAGATAGAAAAACATTTAATTATGGATTTTCTCATTATATAGGAATGACTTTTAAATTTAGAGATACAATAAAATCTATAGGATTAGCCTTAAAACAAGGTGATGCTGTTCTTGATCCTCTTGTTAGAACTCAAGATAATTTACAAATTATTAATGGAAAAGCGGTAAGACCTATTAGCGGTTCTAATTTAGGCTTTAGTGGAAAATTTGGAACAGCAATAGATTGGATTGGTGGAATATCAGAAATTCCTACTAGGTTATTGCTGACTACAGATGAATTTTTTAAACAAATAAATTATCGTGGGAGGTTATATGCAGAAGCAGTAGATAATACTTTAGAACTTGATTTTAAATTAAAATCAAAAGAGGGTAGAGCTAATATAGAAAAAATATTTAAAGATGGCTTTGATAAAAATGGAAAAGCTAATGTTAAAGATAATGTTATGGCAACTAGAGCATTAGAACACTCAAGAATTGGTTCTTTTACAAATACTTTAGATGATGGAAGATTATTAAATATTGGTATGGCTGTAGAAAAATTCTTAAAAGAAGTACCTGCTTTAAGATTTCTTGCTCCTTTTGTTAGAACTCCTACTCAACTTTGGAGAAATTTTGAACAGCGTATTCCTTTGTTTGGAGCTTTTACAAAACCTATGAAAGATATGTGGAGATCTGGAGATAGAAGAGCAAGAGCTGATGTTATAGGTAGACAAACATTTGGACTTGCAACAACTGTTTATGCTTATCATTTAGCTACTCAAGATGTTGTTGATAATAAAGGAAATAAATATCGTAAAATAACAGGAGCTGGACCTAAAAATTATAATGTTAAAAAATTATGGATTCAAGCTGGATGGCAAGAATATTCAATAGCAGAAAAAAATAAAGATGGAACTGTAACTTATAAACAATACAATCGTAATGATCCTCGTTTTTATATTTTAGGTATTATGGCTGATATATTTGAAAACAAAGATAATATTAATGATGAAGACAAACAAAGTATGGGTTGGGTAGCATTCATTTCTGCAATGAGATCTGCTGGTAATAAAAGTTATCTTCGTGGTGTTTCTGATGGTTTTGATTTAGCAGAAAATCTTGATTCAACAACTTTACCAAAATATGTTGGTAAGCAATTTGCTAATGCAATTCCTTATACAGCATTAGTAGGTCAAGGTATTCCAGGAATTATAGAAGCAGATACAGAAGTTTTAAAAGCAAGAACTTTTGTTGATGAAATAATTAAAAAGACACCTTTTATAGACAAAACAAAATATCTTGAACCTGTTAGAGATTTAATAACAGGAGAACCTGTGGAAAGAACTACTAGTTCAGTTTATTGGAACGCAGCAGGAGCAATTTCTTATATAACTCAAGGACCACTTTTGGTTGGAAGAAAATCAGATGTCAAAGAAGATAATATAATTTTAGAACTTGGTAGACTTAAAATGACAGGAATTATAGAACCTTCAATAAAACAACATAAAATAGTTAATTTAATGGATTATAAAATAGATAATCAATCAGCTCATAATTATTGGATTGAAAGAATAGGAAAAACAACTAAAAAAGGTTTAACATTAAAAGAAAAATTAGAAAAAACTTTTGATTCAATTAGGTATCAAAGAAGGCAAGAAGGAAATGAAAATTTTGATGGTGGTAAAGAAATGACTATAAAAAAAATATTTCAAGTGTATAAAAAACAAGCTGAAGAAGATATGTTAGAAAAATATCCAGAAGTTGCAGAAGCTTATAAAAATGCTAAAATACAAAAATATGGCTTTAGAAAGACTACTTTTGATATAGATGAAAAACCAAAAGAATTGTTGCCTAGGCAATAAAATACATATATAGGAATAGTAACATGACAGTATCTTCAACTACAGTAAAGAATTCCTACTCTGGTAATGGGAGTACAACCCAATTTGCATATGGGTTTAAAATATTTGCAGACTCAGACTTAAT